AAATACAATTAAACTAAATAAGTACTTTAATTTTACTTTGATTTCATGAAAAATGTGCTTTTACACCACTAATTTGATTTAACAAATCAAGAAATAAAAATGACTGATGATTTTTATTTTTTTTAGAATAATTTTGCCCCATTTATTATGTAGTGCTTTTCGGTCGGTGTAATTAGCTATTAGCTACGCACACATTTAATCCTTCGTCAAACCTGCTTCCGTCGTAGCAACACGCCGCCCCCATGCAAGTTTCCGCCGGTTCGCTCGCCCATACTTCGTCATCTCCCGTACCCGAATCTGTTGCAGCCGTTAAAGTTGGTGCGGTCGATGCGTTAAAATACAAATCGTATTCATCGTAGTTCATATCGTCTCTATTTCGCATGTCCATCCATTGACGTGTCACCATGAGAATCATCACCACCAAAATAATCGCCACAACAAATGCGTATATTTTTTCCGACAAGATTCCTTTATTTGCCAGCAACGACGCAAGAGCAATCGGAATGCAGCCAATCGCAATTGTTTTCATGATGCGCGCCTGAGCATTGTACTGTTTGCCATAATACGTGTTGATTTCCACCATTCTCAGCGCATTGTTTTTTTTTAAGTCCAAGGCATTCATGCGAACCTTGGACTCGTTCAGCTGTTGTTCAACTATTTTCACCGCCATCAATTGCTGCTTGCTCAGCGTCGCCGCGTTGGTAACATTCGTTCCGTAATTCTCGTAAATATCCTTTAATGTTTCATACAAATTTAGCCGCATCTGCGAGATTTCGTTGATTTTCATTACAATCCGAGTTCGCTGCTCCGTCGAGATAGTATTGTCGTTTAATTTTTGATACAAGTCCTGCTCGCTCTCTTGCAAACTTTGAATGTTGGCCAACGTTTGGCTATTTCTCTCTTGCAGACTATTAAATGCTGCATCGGTTTCCTTGTTTGAATTGGTTGCCATTCTTTTTGTATCCACTTATTTTAACTTTACCCAAAAAATCAAAAAAAATACCCACATAAATTATCATGTCGATCCCTTGTATTTTTATATATTATTTCTTTTTTTGCCCCCCTAGATACTTTGTGTATTTTGGTTGCATTTTTTTCAAAATGCATGAATTATCTAGGGGGGTCATTTTTGTATTATTTTTTTGTATTTATATCATATTTAAGGAAGATAATATAACCATGGCTGGAGCACTTTTGCAGATTGTCGCCTATGGCGCCCAGGACGTTTACCTCACCAGCAACCCCCAGATTACCTTTTGGAAGGTGACGTATCGCAGATACACCAACTTTGCGATTGAGTCGATTGAGCAGACATTCAACGGTCAGGCTGATTTCGGCCGTCGTGTGCAGTGCACCATCAGCCGCAACGGCGATCTTGCTTACCGCACATACCTGCAGGTGACTCTCCCCGAGATTAACCAGCTTATGGGTGTCGCGTCCGTCGCCGCTGGCAGGGGCAACGGTGTCTATGCTCGCTGGCTGGACTTTCCCGGTGAGCAGCTCATCGCTCAGGTGGAGGTGGAGATTGGCGGCCAGCGCATTGACCGCCAGTATGGTGACTGGATGCATATCTGGAATCAGCTTACCATGACCTCCGAGCAGGAGCGTGGCTACTTCAAGATGATTGGCAACACCACACAGCTGACCTTCATCACCGACCCCTCTTTCGCCGAGGTGGATGGCCCTTGCGACTCCCTTGCGCCCCGCCAGGTGTGCGCTCCCCGCAATGCTCTTCCCGAGACCACCCTGTACGTGCCCCTCCAGTTTTGGTTTTGCACCAACCCTGGTCTGGCCCTTCCTCTTATTGCCTTAACACCTGCAGGGCAGAAAAGTATCCAACCTGAAATATCTGAGAACTATTTTAGGGAAAATTTGTTCGGGGCTCAGAAGGAGAACCTTTTTGGTTCTTCTCCCCAGATGCTAGTGTCTTGTTGCTAAGCTGGTCCAAATCTTAAATGATTGGATTGGTTTACACAAGATGCGACAATTCCAAATTGTTCGGGGAACTCGTAAAGACGTAAAAAAAATTGAAAACGTATTAAGTGCAATTAGTGGTAATATAATAATACTAAATACAATCAATTTTTGGGCTACCAAGCTGTGAATGAAAGTTTACAGTGGCTGAGAAAAAAGCACTCAGGTATGGTAAAAATGCCCCGTATGATATGCAACCATGACAAAAGTTGCATTGAAATCGACAATCCGCAGCCAAGATTCTAAGGCCGTTATGATAAGGCTATGAATAAGGTTCAACGACTAAATGGTATTGGGTTTGATGTGTTTAATCCACACAGATGATAACTTAAGATATAGTCTATTCCCTGGTTAAAGGCGATAATTAACGCCTACTGTATGGATGATACAGTCAACAATAAACCGTAAATATACCGAAAGGTAGGGTATTTCGTGAAGTGCAGTATCACGAAGTCAAAATTAACCTGGACATTCGCCCCATCGACGAGTGCCTGTGGGCCGTCACCACGCTCAGTTGCTCCACCACGACCAACGGCACCACAACCAACTTCAAGGCTGGCACACCTGTCCCCGCCGCCATTGCCTACAACCAGTCTCTGGTCGCCGCGTCTCTGTACGTCGACTATGTGTTCCTGGACACGGACGAGCGCAGACGCTTCGCTCAGCAGCCCCACGAGTACCTCATCTCGCAGCTGCAGTTCACGGGCGACGAGTCTGTGGGGTCTTCGTCCAACAAGATCAAGTTGAACTTTAACCACCCCGTTAAGGAGCTCATCTGGGTTGTGCAGGCCGATCAGAACGTTGATTACTGCTCGTCCCTGGTGTGCGACAGCATGCTCTTCAAGGTGCTGGGCGCCCAGCCCTTTAACTACACCGATGCCCTTGACGCTCTTCCCAACGCTATCCACGCGTTTGGCGGACCCCAGGCGGTTGCCGGCAAGAACGAGTACATCGACCAGCAGGGTCTGTTCAACGATGCCGGTGCTCTGGACTACTCTCTGCAGCCTGGCCAGACCGGCTACTGGTCTAGCCCCGAGAATGCCGCGAACGAGCCCCAATTTGGTGGTGTCGGTCACGTCCCCGCCGACCTGGCCACTTCCGGCCTGGATTCTCAGACCATGGCTACCCTTGCCGCCCTCGCCAACCAGTCCAGTCTTGACGGCTCGTCTGTGTCTGACGCTGGCACATTTGTGCTCACAGAGACCTCTCTGGACATGCACTGCTGGGGACTCAACCCTGTGGTCACTGCCAAGCTGCAGCTCAACGGCCAGGACCGCTTCTCCGAGCGTGAGGGCACCTACTTCTCGTGGGTGCAGCCCTACCAGGCCCACACGCGTTCTCCCGATGAGGGCATCAACGTGTACGCCTTTGCCCTGCGCCCTGAGGAATACCAGCCGAGCGGCACGTGCAACTTCTCGCGTATCGACAACGCTACTCTGCAGCTTGTCCTGTCGAATGCCACAGTGGAAGGCACTAAAACTGCCAAGGTGCGTGTGTATGCTACCAACTACAACGTGCTGAGAATTATGAGTGGCATGGGTGGTTTAGCCTACTCCAACTAAGCATAATGCGAAATGCATTATTGTGTATATACTTATTTACTGACACAATCGTGTCTTATTTTCTCATTTAAAAATATTTTATATGAGACGTGTAAAAAAACGAAAAATATTCCACCAAAAATCATTATACACCTTTGAAGATTTAAATCCGCACAAATTATGAGTGCTATTTATAATAGTAATGTTATTATATGAAGCATAAAAGTGATGATTATAAGACGATTGCTGTTAAATATTATTTGATTTTTTTCGTAAAATAATAAATAAAAAAATGATTTGCAATATTACAATTAATTGCCATCAATAAGATGAGTAAAAGTGCAAAGAAATCTGAAAAAATCATGTGCATTTGGCCAAATCAAAAGGGAGAAGCTTGTCCATGGAAAACTGTATCGAAAGATTGTATATTTTGCAAACGCCACTCAATATATGATGGGATTTTTACCGCGGAAGATGTTCCATATTTGCACAAATGTTCTGGTTGCAAAAATATGTTCAAACCAGAAAATGAAGAAATAAAACAATGCGATAAATGCAAAACCCGGGGAACAATCAACCGCGAAAAAGATAAAAAAATTAAAGTGGTTATAAAATGTCAAGGTTTTACTCAAAAAAAGACTCCATGTCCTTATCAGTCTCTTAATAATGACACATATTGTAAAAATCACCAAACTTATAAACGATGGAAAGAATTAACTGATTCGGGGCAATACGTCTGCAAAAATTGGATTCGTGGTTGTTTTGAAACTATTGATGAAACTACCAAAGCATGCAGAGAATGTCGAGACAAAGAACAGGCAAATGAAAATAAACTCAATCAAACTAAACGTTCAACTGCATTAGATTACAATTCTAGTCACACAGAAACAAAATTGTGTGTTACTTGTAATAAATCATGTGATTCAAATGCTATTACAAATGATAAATGTTTAGAATGTTATAATACATATTGTAAAAACGAACACAATCGCAATCCACGCAGTGAAGAAGGTACATTAGTACGAAAAATAACCGAATATAAAAAATCTGCACACCGAAGAGGTAAAACATGGAATTTAAGTGACGAATGTGCAAGGAACTTATTTCAGTCTAAATGTGCTTACTGCGACATGTTGGTTGTATTCAATGGAATTGACCGCGTAGATTCATCCAAAGAGTATACCGAAGATAATTGCGTTTCATGTTGCAAATATTGCAATATATTAAAAGGCTCGTATTCAGTGAGTAACTTTTTAGAAATTGTCCAATATTTATTGTCGGCAAATGGACGCATTGATGAAATTCCAAACTCAGATTATACGCATTTATTTCAATTTTCTCAAAATGCCACATATAATCGGTTTATTGCAGATACAAAATCTCGTAAAATTCACTGCGAATTAACCGAACCAAAATATAATTATATTATTTCTCAACCATGCACTTATTGTAAAAATAATTCAATTGGAAATAACGGTGCTCGAGGTATTGACCGAATTGACTCTACCATCGGATATATTTTTGAAAATGTAACACCATGTTGTAAAACGTGCAATTTGATGAAGAATGTCATGCCCGTGACCGATTTCTTTGACCAGCTGTTGTCTGTTTATAAGTTTCGTATTTTACACCTTTGCAATGGCAGTCAGTCAATTGTGGAACAAATTATCAGTTTATGTCAAAACACAACTGTTAAGCCAATGCGTCACGAACGATTCTTTCACATCAAAGATTATTATAATGATTTAACATTTGGGTATCATGGTTGTGACATTCAAAGTGTGCAAGCCATAAAGGTGCATCTAGAATTTGTTCAAAATAAGGACCAACGAGATATTTGGAATTATTACAGACGTAATGTTTCTAGTTTAAAAAAACCAGACACGGCAAAACTCATTGGTCGTCAGTTTCATATTTTAGTGAAAGATTTGACTTCTGAAAAATACTTGGGAATTATCAGTTTAAGTAGCGATGTGTATAATTTAGGAGAACGCGATCGACATATTGGTTGGTCATTTCAAGACAAAGAAACAAAATTAAACAACATTATGAATATTAGTACATGTGTTCCACTTCAACCATTTGGATATAATTTCAACGGCGGTAAGTTGATGGCATCTCTTGCATTCAGTTTAGAAATAATGACATATTACAGAGAAAAATACGACGATAGTTTGTTGGGAATAATTACTACATCTTTGTATGGAAAATCTATTCAATATGATCGGCTGCCATCATTGAAATTTATTGGTTTTACCAAAGGAAACAGTGTGAAAGATATTCCTTCCGAAGTTACAAAAATATGTGCTGATTATTTGAAAAAAGAATATCACCGTGATTATCCTCTACGAAAAAAATTTGTAATTCTTCGGGACGCGTTTGACAAACTCAACATTTCCAAGGAAGACTTTTTACAATCTAATAAAAAAGGAATTTACTTTGGCTACACTAGTTACAATTCTAAAGACATATTACTTGGAAAAAAACCAATTCATTTATGTCCCAAATATAATGAGCATGTAAAATCTGCCGAAGAAATTAGTCAGTGGTGGATTGACCGCTGGGCCGTTCAGCGCTTTACTAACTTGACGGAAAAAAATAAGGTGCAATGTCCTGTTTAAATTACACCGACTAAAAAGAAAAATGAGACAAGATGTACTTATTTACTGACACAATCGTGTCTTATTTTTTTCATTTAAAAATATTTTATATGAGACGTGTAAAAAACGATAAATATTCCACCAAAAATCATTATATATGGCGTATTTTTTAATTATTTTGAGAATTATACAAAAAATGATTTACAATTTTAATATTTGTAGTTTTGAAAGAAAGATATCAGACGATACAATGACGTGGGATTCCGAATTTGACTATTATTGTAATTTTGAGTTTCACTGCAAAGACGAGGAAAAATTCAAGAAAATCATTGGAGAGCTTTATGATGGAAATTCTTCTAATTTAAAGGCATATATTGAAAACGATGGAACGATTTCAGATTGTTGTTTTATGTGCCATAGAGGCAATGGAGATGTATCTTGTGAAAGCTTATGCAAAGCGTCCATTATTGGTGGAAGTCTTGATGGTATTAAAATATTAGTTGAAAATGAATCTTCACTGGTAAATTCTGGAGATAGTGAACACCATATATTATCATTGGCCATAACACATGAACAAAATGAAATAACGCAATATCTGTTAAATCATGGTGCATCCCCAAATAGTAGGGGATTTAGATGTAAAACTCCATTATATTACGCATTGGTAAACACAGATGTAAAGCTTGTTGAACAATTAATCGATTTGGGTGCTAATTCGACATTCCACGTTACATTCGGAAGGTCAAGAATGAATATTTTAGATTCTTGTTTAGACCGTATGACGACGTGTGATGGCGAAAAATATGATAATTATTTAAAAATATCAAAGCTATTGGTAAAAGCAGGCTGTGTTGCAACGGATAAGGAAACAAATAAAGAAGACGCATTAACAATTAAGCAAAATTGGTAAAAATAAATAGATAGTTGTATAATTCATCACCACTTATTTTTTATTCCACCTCAAAAAACAAGTTAAATATATCATTCACAAAACAACAATGGATTCAACACCAGAAGCCAGCGACCCGAGCACTTTTATTCTAACAGAATACTCGTTGTGTAACCACAGTTGGGGTAAAAATATTCCGCACAAGTTTAACAATCAATATTTAAATTCAACCGAAAGGTCGTTCATTCAAGACCGTCTCGAGGAAATTTATTCAAAATTAGGCCAAATAAAACACATTACTCCAGACAGCATTATTGCCGAAATAAAATCGCAACTAACTAAAAACCTCGTTGATTTTCAAAATCATGAACAAATGATTCCTTCTTCCACCGTGAATTTAAACATGGCAAAAGAAGAGCAAATATTGCATCAGATAATAGATATCATATGCGTATATCGCGAAACAACCACCGTGTGCAATCATTCGTATGAGCCGTCTGCGTTTGATGGTATTACTTTGGACGAATGCATAAAAAAAAGAACAGAACAAACAAAAAAATGCCCAAATTGCCAGCGGCAATCCCAGGAATTTGACAGAATCAGACTATGATTCACCACCATTTACGGTCCCGTTCCATCTTGTCAATTTTTTCATTTAATTCGTTCATTTCTTGTTTTTGCTGGTCAATAAAATATTTATTTTGCAGCGCCATTTTTTCATTGTTTAATTCCATGATTTTGTTGGTGGTATATTGATGGTATGCTCCAAACGTCATGGCGCCCAATGCACCCTGGCCCATGGTTTTCAACGTATCGAGTGACAGTAAATATGTTTTAGCACTGCTCATGATTCTTCTTTTCGGTTGTATTATATTAACCAGATAATTTTATTTCATTTTTTTGAAAAAATCGACATACACACATTTGTCAAAATACAAACAAACAATGGTGTACAAATACGTCCAAGGAATTTATCACAAAGACCCCACTTATAGCTCGGTGGCTTATTTGTACGAATGCAGCGAAACGCGCGGATATTACATTTCTAATACACAGCCCCAGACCAAAATAGATGCAACTCAGTCTTATTTGATGTCTTACACAGAACCAATAACGGAAAGAATAGATTATATGAAAGACATTGGCGAAAAGGCCGAGGTATTGACGCGGCACTGGATAATGCGTGAAATAAAATGTTTGAATTCGACCTATCTGTTGCCTAATTTGGCGTAACTAAAAAAAAAATAAACCAATAATATATGCATGTTTCTTTTTTTATTTATTCACATCACAAAAATAAAAAAATATCTGCGATTCAACGGCAATCCATCAAAAAAATATGTCGTGCATCCATGATGCATGCCAAAAATAAAAAAAATAAACGATTGAATGATTCAAAAAAAGATGCGTGTATTTCTTTAGATGCCATTTACAATAGCAACGACAATAAAACATGGACCGAATACAATCCGCTTCTTTGTTCGGGTTACATGTCTGTTGTAAATTCAATTCCATAATTTTTATTTTTATTTTTATATTATGTTAGTACAAGATGCTTAGTTCTTTGGATTGGAGCAAAAGTACCAACAATGCATCCGCAAAAAGTAAAAGTAAAAGTAAAAGCACATCCGCATCATCAAAATACAAAACACAGAGTAAAAGCCCGACATCTGCGACGCGTAAAAATGCAGCCGCATACACATTGCCATCACCCAACATCAGCAATAAAAGTAAAAGCGTGACTATGAAGCGTAATAATAAAAGTACAACAACCGTGACAACCGTGAAACCAAAGTCAAGTCCCAGCCAGACGATTGGTCGGTTCATGAATCGTACTCAGCATCGCCGTCGCTCACACTATTTGCAAAACATTTGCTCCGATTCGGGTGTTTGCATTGCGTTTGGCATTGAAAGCAATAAAATCAAGGTATTTTTCAATCATTTCACCCAGTTCGACTACGTGGTACCGCCGATTAAAGCTATTGGGGCAGTCAGCGCAAACGGATTCATCAAAGAGATTAATTATCAGCACCAAAAATACAGCGCCAATGCCATTTTGAAATCGTCGCAGAATCCGCGCGCGGATAATTTGTTTTACGAATACATGGTGGGGCTGCAGGTGAATCAATGGACCAGGTCGTTTCCCTGTTTTGTGGAAACGTACGGATTTTACGGCTACCAAGACCCCTATGTATACGAATGGGCAAAAACAAGCACCAATATCACAGACGTGGCAAAATTCAAACAGTCGCTACAACTAATACACTCTAGCGAATCGACGAAACCGTTTAACCAAAACTACGTCATGGTGTGCCAGATATCTCAGTATTTGGCCATACTAATTCAGCACATAAAAAATGCCAAGACGTTTCACGACCACTACAAAACGGGAAAATTCCCAAACATTGAAACGCTGGTTATTTTGGCCCAGGTATATTTGCCACTTGGACGCTTAACCGATGAATTCGTGCACAACGACCTGCATAGTAACAACGTTATGCTGTACGAGCCTGCCCCTGGAAAATTCATTGAGTTTCATTACCACATGTTAGACGGCTCTATTTTCACGTTTAAATCGTACTATATTGCCAAAATCATTGATTATGGCAGGTGTTTCATGCCGTCTGCTAAAAATATATACAAAGATTTGTGTGCCACCAAAGAATGCAATCCTGGGTGCGGTGCCAATGTCGGGTTTGGATGGCTGAGACCGTCGCTAACGGCCGCCAATAAATTCACCAGCTCTACGCTGCGAAATCCAACGCAAGACCTGCGACTGTTTCACTCTCTTTTCCCCCAGTTAATCGCCTATGGAATTGGACTGGACAAGAAACACGCGCACGACGGGTCAGCACCAATGAATAAATCTGGCCTTCCGCAGTACATTTATAACGTGGCAGATGCGGCGAAATATCTGGAAATCTTTTTAATCAATGAAAAAGGTGTATTTGAAGACAAGGGAATGTATCCCGCGAATAAAAAATTCGGCGATTTGCACATCTACATGAACATGACGACACCGATGAAATTTACTCCTGTTTATTCACCCAACAATTATACCAATGTTTAGCTAGGTTAGACCCACATTTCAAAATCTTTCTTTACACCGATGAAGATTTGAATTCGCACAAAAAGCATCGCTTTTTGCGCTATTCAATTCATTTATCGGTGTATACCAGATTTTTCCTCTTCTTCTTCTTCCGCAAAAGGTCCAAACAATTTATTCATATTCACAATCTCCATTTTATCTTCGGGCGCAACGGCACACAACAGCGTGCGAATGTGGTCATTGCTGCGAAATCGTACCGTGTATTCCTGCTGCACGCTGCCACGTCCAACGCGACCCATTCCTTGCAATATTTTATCCTGGGTCAAATACAAATCCTTGCTGAAATACGCATGGCACGCCTGGTAATTTGTGCCCCACATGTAGTCGCTGTTGGCAATGATAAGGTACAAACGCTGGTGCGACGCAAGCATCTTCATGACTTCCAAATACGCGGGGTTGAGCGTCTCGTTGTCTCGCTGCGAAAACACACCGATTCCCATGAGCAGCAAAATCTTGTGCGTGTCGTCAATGCCGTTGAGTTGCATGATTTTAACGACAATGTCGTCGGTAATGCTGCTGGTGAAATACAGCGCGTGCTTGTTAATATTTTCACTTTCACCATATCCGCTGTCGTGGTCGCGAAAGCTTTTCCATTGCTTCAAGTGGTCGGGCTTGTTGGGTACAAACAAATCATTCAACTTGGCAATTTTAATGTTGTTTCGCAGCCCCTCGATTTGGGTTTGCAGCTTTGATACCTTGGGATTTTTGGTCACGTCCTTGGTGGCCTTCATGCCCTTTTTGCTGTCATCTTTTGCTACATCGCCTTCATTCAATAAATCATCCATGGTGTGTTCCAGCTCGTCAATTCGTTTGGTCACCGTGCTATTATGGTTGATTTTTGCCATGATGTCGTCCATGACAGAGGACGGAATGTTGGCCTGCTGAACGTAAAACTTGGCAATCTGTCCCACGTCGGCAGTAAAGAAATAGGTCGGACCATCCGTCAGCGTATACGCATCCTTTGTAGTAACATAAACTCCAGCTGTGCTTGCTGCAGCCGTTCCGCTCGGCTGAATACGTCGACTCGTGTAATTCTTTTTGTATTGCGCATAAAATCGCGGCCACGCTTCAGGTGTGATGGTTTTCAAAACGCGCATATAATGCAGTTTAATAGAAGTCATAGTAACATCTAATGCCGAATTAAAATTCGACTCAATGAGTCCGCTAAGTTTAATGTACTTATTCACAAATAAATTCATGTTGCATGCATTTGCTTCCTTAACACCGTCAATGAACAACTCGACAAATTCGATAAACTGCCCCACCTCTTTGGCATCGAAATACCGCAAAATAGTGCCGTTGGATTCCCAGTACGCAATCGTGCGCTGCAGCTCGTCGTAATCGCTAAACAGCGTATGAGGTAGAGCCACGTATCCACTCGGGTCAATCATCGAAATCGACTTGATGCAGTCAAAGCTGTGAATCGTATGGATGCTCGCCTCGGGGAATTTTTCGCCGAAACTCGCACGCAGCCCTCCCAGATAATCGATGGACGGCATGGTCGCCGACGAAAACACGACATTCGGAATCACGTTTTTCGACCACACGGTGCGAATTAGGTCGTGCAACACGTGTGTGTCGTAGTCCATGCTGATGGTCACCTCGTCCCAGTACATGACAATGTCTTCTTTGGGGTTAAATGCAAGCATGTAAAGCATTGCGGGAATGTAAGACTTGATGTCGCAAATCATGATTTCCACCTTTTCGCCCTTGGTGTTGTCCACCTTTTGAATCTTGCCGCTTTTTCGGTTCTTGGTGTATTCCTTGGCAGCCGCATAGTGCAACCGAACATCGTCGGCACACGACGCACCAAATGCAAACGCAATCTTCTTATCAACTGAAATGGCGGTGCGTGCCAAAGCCAGGCCAATGTGTCTTGCCGCACACACAAAGATAATTTTCTTGTCGATACCGATGGGCGACAGCGTTTTGCCTGTTCCAGTTGGAGCAATGTAGAGCACCAGCTTTGCATTGGGCTGCTTCATGATGACAAACAGATCCTTTTGGTGAGAATACAACTCTTCGTTTTTGTACCGCATCAATGCGGTGTTTTGTTCCACGTACTCGGACGCGTGAAATATGACGTTGCAAGGGTCAAAGTCGGATTCAAAATAAGTCAACACATACGACACCATCTTTGCCACGATATGATTCACCTTGGAAACGCAAGACATGTTTTCGTTCATCTTTGCCAAAGTATAATAATACCGCTGCCACCCATCCTCTTCCTCTTCCTCTTCCTTTATCCACTTGACCACGCATGCGACAATTTGCGAAACTAAAAATAGTTCGTAAATGTCGGATTTGGATGCATTTGTCGCGTCATCTGCTCCCATGAATATCGATTCCGCATTTTGCATGCGAATCTTGTCGGCTGATTTCAGAGTAATATTTTTCTTTAGACGCATGACCGACACCATTTTCGTCAAAAACTCGTTGACTTTGGGACAAGTAGTGCAGTTTAATTTCCCCAAAATGAACTTATTAAATAAATATTCGTCCATGCAGTCTGACTGCTCGATTTTCAGAACCCCCAGCAGCGTTTGCGTGCGATTCACGGAAATGTCTAGGTTGGTATAACCGTCCATGATCATTCGCATGATTTGCATCTCTTTCAAAGATGGCGGAATTTCCACCGAGTCCCACTCAGCCTTGGTCAGTTTCGTTTGAGTCAAATCCATAATTGTGGGTTATATGCGGTTGAAAAATAAGGTTGGTAAGTAAAACTCAATCTAATTGAGTTGTATTGGCGCGTTGCCTTTAATTCATTTTTTTGCATAATCTAAAAGAAATGTTCAACGTACAGGTGATTCATTTCTTCTCGTGGGTGGGATAATTTCCAGTATAAACCCTTGAAGAATTAAAATCAAATTAACCCGAGAATATTCAGGGCATGGTGGCACGCCTTTTGCTCCGCAAGCTTTTTAATGTTTTGCGCCCCAATACCTAGGAGCACCAGCCCCTTTCCGTCGCGTTCTTCCACGTGTCGAAACAGCACATCCAGGGTACAACTGGATTGTCGCGTCATGTCCATCGTGACTTTTTTCAAAATGTCTGCGGTGGATTCGCACTTGGGATTCACGTTGGTCTTGATGCATAAAAACGCGCCCATCTGGTGCATGTTGGTGTCTTTATCATGGTCCAGCGTAATATAAATGGGTGTCGTGCTGAATTTCTTTTGCAGTGTTTCCTGCAGCTGTCTTTTGTAGTTGTCGTCCGTATTGATGAGTGTAATCCAGTCAACATGCTGCTCGAAAATAGATTCCAAGAATACGTTAGCCATCTGAAACCCCGCCCCAGTCGTGATCGTGTCTAGCTCGAAGTTAAAGCCATTCATATGTGCATCAGCAGACAATGACACCTTGTTGAAATCCAAAAAGAGCGCTCCTAAAAACGCCTCGAATAAATTCCCCAGTTGTTTTCGCACGTCATATCTTATGTTTGTTTCCTCGGCCTGATGCGACAACATCATCCATTTATTTAAGCCCATTTCCGCGGCGATTTTCCCAATTCTCTCGTTTTTCACCACGGCAATTTTTAAATCCGATTTAAACCCCTCTTGAGATTTGGAATATCGGCGGTAAATGTAAAATTTAGTCACTAGCTCCAGCACACCGTCTCCGAGAAATTCCAGGTTTTGAAACGACTTGGTTTTCAGCGGCAAGCAATTGTCGGGCTTTTCCACCAACACAATTCCCAGCTGCTTGTTTTCGTACGCGGGGCGCTTAGTATAAGATGGATGCACAAACGCGCGCTTATACAAATCAATGTTGTTGACGCGGGCCAATTCGTCGGGTATGCCATATTTTTTTAGTATCAAGCAAACGTCGGCTTCAGTAATCTCTTGGTTGAGCGAGTTGTACGGGTCGTGAATGAGCGTGCCGTCGTCTGCCTTTATAATATCATTTCCAATCATATTATAGTTGGCGAATCTTTCTTCTTATTTATCGGCAATGATTTTAATTCATTTTTTGCGAAAATTGTAAACAATCAACTAACATATATCAAATAAAATAAATAATTATTGGATGGTACAATATAATAAGAAAATAAAAAATCATATGGAAACACTTGCATTGGTACAAATACTATTTTGCGCAAGAGAACATAGTCGCGATATGGATTTGATTTATGCCTTGTCAAACTTAATATGTCCCGATTCTTTGTCTAAATGTCCCACTTTTTTCCGTGTGCGTCGGTCCGCATACGTGTCGTACTCGTACACTGCTTGGGTCATTGGGTCATGCACGTACTTGTTTTTATCTCGGTCCTGAATAATGCGTGCCACCATTTTAGCAGTTGCAGATGCATTGGCATTCGTTAAAGATGCCGCAGCTGGTCGCCTTTGCCCGATAATATCTGGGTCGGTCTGGTAATTCGGCGTATAAATAAAATCGTCGGGTTTTGCCCCAGGAAATGTTAGGCACCGAATACCTTCCTGGGAGTTGTTTTTCGTATAGATTGAACAGTCGATGGACGCCTCTTTCATGCCAAACATCAGCTTGGAATTAATCTGCTCCTTGATCTGGCCAGTCTCGTACAGTTTTTCGTCCGACGTTAGCGGGCGGTTGCTGTTTTCCGGCAGCATTCCCACGTCGTGCTTGTTGATTTCCGGGGCTTCCGTCAGCTGTTTCTTGGTGAATTGCATCATGTACAAAAACACTTCGACTGTCTGATGCTCCAGGGGCAGGTTTTTATGACTGCAAATCCGCCTAGCGCGTCCAATCACCTGCTCAGTTCGCACCGCGTGCCAAAACGGTTCCATAATATGCACGTACCGCGTTTCCATTAAATTAATGCCCTCGGAACCAGACGCGGTAATCATAAAAACCTTGATAATATCGCCGTATAAATTGTTCAGACCCGCCTTGTCAAACGCAGCCTGGATGCTTTTCGGAATTTGCTCCTTGTTGCCGTTGAAAATATGCCGCACGATTTCGCGTTCCTCCTTGTCTTCCGTGCCCGTGTAAAGACCATACATGGGTTTTTTGCCGAGGTCTCGTTCGTCCATGTCGAGTTCCCAGCTTCCATGAGCACGGCGGATGCGAAACTGCTGGAATCCGTTGGCTTCGAGAGAAAGAGCAAAAAGGCCAATGCCTTCCATGGTCCGAAATTGACTGTATACCAGGTGCTTGCCCTTGCCAGCCCGAATGTTTTCCAGGATTTTCGCGTACTTGGGGCTGTACTCGACCAATGCCGGCATGCGTAAATACTCTTCCTTTTTCGCCGTCATCTCTGCAAACACATCGCGCAGCTGCTCGTTGTATTGTTTGTCACCCGTCATGCCCACCATATCTTCCGTTTCTTCGTCTCCATCTTTGCCTTTTTGTTCTTTGTTTTTGACCAGTTTCAAATCGTCTTGAATCACCTCTTCTTCTTTTTCTTCAACTACGTCGGCGTAGTCCTTTTTATCGTCTCCTTTTTTCCCTTTTTTCCTAGGAATAGGCCGCAGCAGAGCCGGAGGAAACACGAAATTGCAAAAAAGACGCGAATAAATTCGATAAGAAGACGTGGACTTGCTGTCTTCGGCGTACACACCCTTCATGTGTTTTCTCAGCTGCGTCGCCTTTTCAGACTGACGTTCTTCAATGCGCGCTTTGGCGTAAATCCCAAACTGCAGGTCACTCATGTTGACGTATTCCGTGTGAATGTCTTCTTTTTTGTCAAACGCGGGAAGCAACGCTTCGTCGGCGCTGCGAAAATACGACACTAAGCCAATGATGCGGCGCTTGAAATTCTCCAGGTGCTTAATTTCGCGCGTTTCTAAATCCAGGTATTTCACGCGAAAATCCTCCAGTTGGTCAGGCAAAGCCAGGTTCTTTTCCATAACAACCCCTTTCACGTGAAACTTGGCATCGTTGAGCGTAGCCATGATATTTTGCTTAAACTGTGTTAAATCCATGACAGATTCTGGCTCGTATTCCACACCAGCATAAGGCAAAGGCGAAGCCGATGTTGAAGATGTTTCTAATGAAGTAAATTCGTTTTCAAACTCAAGAGGATTGCGAGTGATAATAAGTGTTTTTCTGGCTTGGTTATACTGCACATAATCAACCATTTTCTTTGCAATTTCACTTTCACTTTCGCCCATTCCTTCTTTGCCTTCATTTTCGCCCATTCCTTCTTTGCCTTCATTTTTGCCTTCATTTTTGCCTTCATTTTTGCCTTCATTTTTGCCTTTCTTTTTATTGTTTGTTAGTAGGCTGGTGAAATATTTAGTGTCAAACGTCTTACCCCGGTTCTTAGTTTCTTGTTGCACTTGGGAATCGTCCAGCGTAATGGAAAATGTATAAATATATCCTCGAAGTATGTTAAACAACACCGCGACTTCGTTGGGGTAATTCATCACGGGGGTACCAGACAGCATCACAATGCGGCATCGCTGGGCTTCCATCAGCATCTTGTAAAACGAAATGGCCATTGGCGGTTTCTTCAAGGTTGCGTAATTCTTGGTGGTATTAATTTTATTCACAATCCAACTAACAAAATTATGTACCTCGTCAATAATCACCACGGAATTGTCAAATATATTTATCTTTAATGAATTTGTTAGCTTGTTGAACTGTGCCACGTTGATACCATTGTAATTAATAAAAGAATACTTGTGGCGAATCATCATGTCCAGCTGCTCGTCCAGCTGCTTTTTATTAGCATCGACCAGTTCTTCATAGTTGGAATGGTCCGATTTAGACACGTCCATCAGCCAAAACCCGCCGTGCTTCTTCACAAATTCATCCGATAACCCTAACAAGCTAGCAATGTCCTTTTTCTGACGAATATCGTCGTTGTCTTTGCTATCCATCGCAATAAAATTCCAATGTTGTTTCAAACGATACAGCATGTCGCCGCATTTTTTTATTTCGCTAATGTAGTTATTTTGTAAATACGCGGGAGTCATGACGATTATTTTGCGTTTGTTGCGAAAGCCCTCGGCAATTCCAATCGACGAGCACGTTTTGCCCGACCCAAGGCCGTGAATAAGTAAAAGGCCGCGATAAGGCGTGTATAAATTCATATAGTCGCGAATTAGCTTTTGGTGCGTCATGAGTTCCATCTTAACGGTTTTACCAATGTCGTCGCACGAAATGGAATCCGTGTTTTCGAGCAACTTTAACCGGTATTCGTTAAACATCTTGTCGATAAACTGCACAAACATTTTGCGGTTGTTCATGTAGTATTTCGAAATGGGAATCTTGCCCTGGTACTTGAACGGACCCTCAAATGGCGGCATTTTATCTGCGAACTTATTGTCACTTAATAACGCAACAATGTCCTTGTCTTCCCCCGTAGGTTCTTTTTCTCCCGTTTCTCGAACCGCATGTAACTGTACCTTTTTACTCGCTCTTTCTTTCTTTGCCTTTTGTTCGGGCGGCACAATCTGCATTTCCTTGAAAAACGTAAGGATGCGTTTGTTAGTGGCTGCCGTCTGATTTAGCAACCTGTCCTCAACCTTGGGCAAATAAACAAATACCGGGTTAAAATCGGTTCGAGTTGGCTGCTCTGTAGGCAGATTTATATCCACCGCATTCATTTTATTATATGTTATTATTTTTTACCATTTATAACTAACAAAATAATATTACACCCAGATTAGAAAATACATTTTTGTTCATTTGGTCTTGGATTTTTCTTACTATACACTTATCACATACTCATACACTTATCACATACTCATACACTATGACATATGTGTGATTTTATTTCAGTAAAAATGAAATAGTAATATCATACACATACCAGCAAAAGGATAGGATAATATGTCTGCATCCAAAAAGTCCGCGTCCACTAAATTCATGTCTGTGTCTACAATTAATGAAGATGCCGCATTGGCAAAAAAATATCAGCAAAAAGACGAATTGGAACATGTTTTGGACCGACCCGATATGCACATTGGCTCAGTAGAGCACGTGCACACCGACATGTGGATTTACAATAATGATGATGCAGACAAAGAGGTAAAAGAATACACCATAATAAAAAAGACCATTGAATATATTCCTGGTCTATTCAAGCTGTTTGACGAGTGTATTATTAACTGCCGCGACCACGTAGTTCGCATGAATTCACACATTTCCGCAGGCAAGTCCAACTGCCTGCCCGTCACGTGCATTTCCGTCGACATTGCCGACGATGGCACCATCACCATGATGAACGACGGCGCGGGAATTGACGTGGCGATGCACCCAACTCTTGGCGTCTGGATCCCCGAGCTTATTTTCGGCCATTTGCGCTCTGGCACCAACTATGATGACGAGAAAAAGGGAGATGCGGCTGCCCTCAAGCAAAAAATAGAAGAAGAAGGTAAATTCTACGGACTCTGGGGCGGCAAAAATGGACTCGGCATCAAGCTCGTATTCATCTGGTCCACGTTTGGTTCGGTGGAAACCGTGGACCATGTGCGCGGACTCAAGTACTACCAGGAATTTAAAAACAATCTTTCCGATATTGGATCGCCCGTCGTGTCTAAATGCACATCAAAAAAGCCATATACGAAAATCACGTTTCGTCCAGATTATGCGCGGCTTATGTTGCCTCAAGGGTTAAATAGCGACATGTTGGCCCTGCTAAAAAAACGGGTGTATGACATTTCGGCTGTGACTGACAAGACGGTTAAGGTAAAGATGAATGGCAACGTCGTTGTCACCAAGAACTTTACCCAGTATCTCGACTTGTATATTGGTGACAAGACGGAAAGTCCGCGGTGCTACGAGTCGGCCAACGACCGCTGGGAATACGCCGTTGCCGTTTCTCCCGACGCGGAATTTACGCAAATCTCTTTTGTGAATGGCATCTACATGCAAAAGGGCGGAAAGCACGTGGACTACATCATCAAGCAAATCACGGGCAAGCTAAAGGAGTACATTGAAAAGAAAAAGAAAAAGACGGTCAAAGAATCTTCTATTAAAGAGCAGCTCATTCTGTTTTTGCGGTGCGACATTTTGCTTCCCGCGTTTGACAGCCAAAGCAAAGATTACCTCAACACACCCACCGCAAAATTCGGGTCGTCGTGTGTAGTGAGCGACGCATTCATCAAAAAGGTTGCGGAAATGGGCGTCATGGATCTAGCCTGCGCCATTTCCGATGCCAAGGAAAAGACACTGGAAAAACGCATAGATGGGTCAAAGCGAAAGCGCATCACGGGAATTCCAAAGCTGGACGACGCCAACTGGGCCGGTACCGCAAAGTCTGACCAGTGCGTGCTTATTTTGTGCGAGGGTGACTCGGCCAAGGCGGGCGTCATATCGGGTCTGTCGGTGGAAGACCGCAACCGGTACGGAGTGTTTCCGCTAAAAGGAAAGCTGGAAAACATCCGCAAGCCCAATGTTACCCTCAAGGAAACCGGCGAAATTGCAGCCATTGTGAAAATCCTGGGATTAAAAATGGGAAAATCGTATGCCGATTTAGACGCCGTGCATAGTAACCTGAGATACTCCAAGGTGCTTATCATGACTGACCAGGATTTAGACGGAAGTCACATCAAGGGACTTTGCATCAATCTGTTTCACTTCAAATGGCCTTCCTTGGCAAAAATCCCCGGGTTTATTTCTTTCATGAATACACCCATTCTAAAAGCAAGTAAAGGTCAAAGTCAAGGCAAACAAGACATGGTGTTTTACAATCTTGGTGAGCACAATGCATGGATGCAGACGCAAACGCCGCAGCAATTGAACGCATGGAAAATCAAGTATTACAAGGGACTTGGAACGAGTGTGGGAAAAGAATTTAAGGAATATTTCGCCAATCCCAAGTTGGTAGACCTTGAACATTCTGGCGCACCCTGCGACAATTATATCGACCTCATGTTTAACAAGAAACGCGCCGACGACCGAAAAGTGTTGCTACAAAACTACGACCAATCCAATTATTTGAATACGTCGCAGCGTTCTGTTACGTATGTTGAGTTTGTGCAAAAAGAGTTGTTGGGTTTTTCATGTGCAGATTGTGTCCGAAGTATTCCCAATGTGTTGGATGGGCTCAAGCCGAGTCTAAGAAAGGTATTGTTTTCGTGTTTTAAGCGAAACTTGAAGGATGAAATCAAGGTGGCTCAGTTGGCTGGCTACATATCCGAGCACTCGGCGTATCACCACGGTGAAATGAGTCTTACCGCAACGATTGTTGGCATGGCCCAAAATTTCGTGGGGAGCAACAACATGAATCTGCTTGTGCCCGCGGGGCAGTTTGGGACACGAATGAAGGGGGGAGAAGATTCGGCGTCGCCCAGATATATTTTCACCTACTTGGAATCCATCACGCGAGCTCTGTTTGTGGAAAGCGACAATGTATTGTTAAAATACTTGGAAGACGATGGCTCTCCCATTGAACCCGAGTATTATGTTCCCGTAATTCCGACACTGCTTGCAAATGGAAGCCTGGGCATTGGCACTGGTTATAGCACCACCGTACCGTGTTACAATCCTCGCGAAATCTTTGCCCATCTAAAGGCATACCTGGCCGCGCCCAACAAGGTGGCTTACTTGTTGGAAAATGCAGACAAAGAATGGGTGCCTTATTACCATGGATTTCGGGGAAAAGTAATCCAAACCGCACCAAATCATTTCATGTACAAGGGAATCTATGAAACAGTTGGACCAGACACCATTCACATTAGCGAGCTGCCCGTCAAGCAATGGACGGACGATTACAAGGAGCATTTGGAAGAGTTGGAGCAAAAAAGCGTCATCAAAACCTATGTTTCGCTTTCTACCGATACCACCATTTCTTTTACCGTGACGTTTCCCCCGGGCAAATTGCACGAATTGGAAGCTGGCGAAGTTACCGGCAACCCGCATTGTAACAAGTTGGAAAAACTCATGAAGTTGTGCACCACCGCCACCACCACCAACATGGTGGCTTACAACAAAAGTCAAGAGCTGGAATACTACACCGTGGCAAAAATATTCGAAGAGTTTATCCCGGTGCGCGAAGCATTGTACGAGGACCGAAAAGCGAACATGATTGCAGTAATTAAGCGACAACTACTTGTGCTTTCCAATCAGGCCAAGTTCATTCGCGAACTATACGCCGACTTGGTGGATTTGCGAAAGAAAACTCCGCCGCAAGTTACAGACATGCTTTCAACCAGAAAGTACGACACCGTCGATGGCGACTACAAGTACCTTACCAGAATGCCCATGGAAAGCGTGACAAAAGAGCATGGCGATGCCATCATTAAGCGATGCGAAGAAAAGCAGCGAGAACTGCACGTGCTGGAAAACACAAGTACCGACCAAATGTGGGCCAACGACTTGGATTATTTGGAGGGCGTGTATAATGCGTATGTGGTGGAGCGAAACGCGGCATCCTCGTCCGAACCGGTTGATGGTAAAAGTGGCGCAAAGAAAAAGATTGCGGCAAAAAAGGGGAAAAAGTAATTTTACACCCTTGAAGATTTACTACGAAGTGACTAGTTTATCACTTCGTAGCAAACGGAACAAAATGTCCGTAAAATAAAAATAAACAAGGTTGTAATGGCTTATCGCTATTACGAGGTATAACGCCCATTTTTTCGCGATGTGTGAAATATACTGGTCTTTATTCTCCTCTATACGGATTGAGAAGCAATCCTAATATGTAAAGTTACAATAGAATATATTGGTTTTTTATTTATTTATTTTAGGTAAAAACAAATAAAAATAATTACGGCACGTTAATCGACACTTCGTTGCCCGCATAGTATCCCGTATCCACCAGGGCTTCCGTGTATTTTTGCCCTCCCCAGTTTGGGTCCATCGCACTATCACTATACAGCATATTGGCGTCCGAATTCTTTATTTGGTCCAGCGGCGTAATTGACCCCTGGTAGTAGCTTGATTGGTCGTACGCGGGGTAGCCATTGCTGTTAAACTCGCCGTCTTGCCTAGACGCATCCACCAGCTGTGTAAATCTCAAAGGCAACGGAACTGGCGTAGCAGGTGGCAGGCCGCCTTGCAGCTCTGACGTGCTCGGCCTAGCCTTGTACACGAGTTCGCCCTGGGCATTGTAAGTGTTTTGCACATATAAAACGGGGCAGCGAATGCCTGCACTGCGTTGCCATTCAAGAAATTCCGTGTATTCTTCTAAATTATTAAAAGTAATGGGATTCACACCGGGGACTTCTGCCAGGTTTGTGTTGTACAGATAGAATTTGGCGCCCTTTTGAATCAGCAAATTCGGGCAGCGAAACTCGCCATTCATCGTTGTCAGTCCTTCCACCTGAACCGTCTTTTGATTTGCTTTCGTCTTGGTGTAAATAAAATAGATTCCACCCAACAGTCCTAGAATGCTGCCCACCATCATTGGTTTTTTCATATCCATGCTTTTCGCGGTTTATATATTTACAACATTTTTTATAAACCTTTGAACATTAAAAATGGAACAATTACCAAGGGTGTAATAATATCATTATTATATGAAGCATAAAGGAGAAGACTATAAGATATCTGCGATTGAATATTATTTGAACAACAATGATACTATGGATAATACCTGCAATATTTTCAAATGTAAAAAACCATCATTACATCGTTGGATACAAAAATACAAAAAGACGAAACGAGTAATCAAAGCACTTCAACGAGTGCTTATAACCAAACTTTATGCGGGTCATTACGAAGTTAGAGAAAAGACCCAACTTTGAATTATTTTTTATGGGATTTTGTTCCATTTTATACCGTTCAAAGGTGTAAACGAAAGAAAAAATAAAACAGTTTATATATTTTTATTTTTTTATTTTTTTTTATTTTATACTTATTTACATGGTAAATGGCTGGTCAAACAACAAACACATAGGCCAATTCCTTGCGAAGTTGGCCAATTCCTTGCGAAGTTGGGCATCCTCTGCTGCAATGCATGCGCGGCGTGCCCGAATTTGACGTAGTCTCATTTCTCTGGAATTCACAATTCTCGCTTTCGCTCGCTCTGCGGTTGCCAGCTCCTGCTTGGACTTTTCTTGGGCCTTCATTTGCGTGCGCATCTTGGCCGCATTATTACGCTGTGCCTTCTGGGCAGTCTTGTCGCGCGCTTTGTCAGATGCTTCCTGAGCCTTAATCTTTGCCTTTTCTGCCCTTTCTGCCTTTTGAGCTTCCTTCTGGGCAGCCTTTTCTGCCTTTTGAGCTTCCTTCTGGGCAGCCTTTTCTGCCTTTTCTGCCTTTTGAGCTTCCTTCTGGGCAGCCTTTTCTGCCTTTTCTGCCTTTTGAGCTTCCTTCTGGGCAGCCTTTTCGCTCGCTTTGTCAGATGCTTCCTGAGCCTTAATCCTTGCCTTTTCTGCCTTATTTTGCTGCGCATTCAACTCCGTATTGTTCATTTGAATCGGGTTCAACAAAGACAACATGTTATTATTATGATTTATTGAATTGCTTGTGCCAAGTATCAATGCTCCTTTCTAAATCATTTTTAGATCTCCCCCTTAGTTTAGACATTTTCCACCCCCCCACCGCGAAACAATCGTATCCTATTGGTATAAAATGTGTCCGATGATGCGGTAATGAAGTTACAAAATCTTCGCAGATATAGACAATTATTTTACTGCATCATCGGACGATGATTTTGTGTGTCGATATGATACGATTGTTTTGCAGTGGGGTCAATCTTGAACAACCTAACAAAATAATCCCAATGCATATCTGTTGTTGGAATGTCTGTTCATCAAATTCAAAGCCTCTTTCTCAGCATTAAGAACCTTTAGTTCCTCCCTCTTGGCTGCTCGTTTGGCTGCCTTTTTAGCTATCCTCTTGTCTCTCTTATCTGCTGTTTCGCCAGAATCAATGGAATTATTCATTATGATATTGTTCTATTATATATTATATTTTTATATTTTATATTTTTATATTATTTATACGTCATGCGCATTGTTTTATGAATCAGTGTTTTGCGTTTTGTCCCATGAATATCTTGAATTACTGCATTTATGTTTTTTGTTAGGTTGGCGTTTTTGTAATGCGTTTGTAAAAAGGATAAAAAAGAATCCATCTGATTTTTTGTCTGGGAAAACACCACGTAATCAGACAGATGAAATACCTTGTTGTTTGTATTTGTATTTACATTTTTTGCAAACGCAATAAAGGCCGAATAGTTGGAAAACAAAACCAAAGTAATAATATAATAAGCCAAGATAGACGTTTTTTCGCTGTACAGTTCAGCCGCTTGACCCTTTATCAAGTGCTCGTACGACGGGATTTCCATATACTCGAGCACTTTACCCGCCTGAAAAAACGAAAACCCAATTTCTTCGGAAAACCGCGCATTCAAACACGCCGCGTATTTTGCTTCCGACTCGGACGCTCGCCCGTACACGCAAGAAAACACAATCGTCAAAATACGCGCCCAGCATTCCGTGTAAGCCTCGTACAAATTCACCTCGCTCCGCACTGGGTACAATTTCTTCGCCGTGTAATTCGTCGAATAACGAATCAGTTCGTCGGAGGCATTGGAAAAGTCAAATCCGTAGTTGTGAAACGTCTCGTGAATAAATACTTTGAACCACTCTTCTTGGCGAAAAATGATGATTTGGCGAGCCGATGTTTTTGTTTGATTGCGAGAAGCGTCCGTGTCGCTGCAGACCATGGTAAAAGCCGAGTTTGCGTTGCACCAGTCCAATGTCGTGGGTTTTTTCCCCCCTTTTGCATTTGTGTTTGTTGTTAAGGGAAGCATCTTGGGTAGCGGCGAAAAGAATAAATAAACCACAAGCGGAGATTCGTTGCATTTATTTTTCTTGGCGTTTTTTTGAGCTATATACAACCATGTTAGACACTGGCGAATCAGCGCGTTCATTTCTTTTACTTTTTTGGGATTGCAAGCTTCTTGACTTGCCACGACAAACGTGACGGAACGCGCGGAAATCAATTCCATGGACGGCGGAAAATGATAAGTGAGCGTGCAACTGGTTGCGGATTGAATGTTTTTCCATACTTCGGTAGGTATGCCTTTTATCAAACTGGGTCCAAATCGAACCGCGTTGGACATGTTTGGCAAAATAAGATCGGGCTGAAGTCCAGATTGAATGACGGGGCGCAAATCTTGGGTATGGGTATTCACAATAACTTCGGTGCGTCGCAGCTGTGCAGCGAATTCTATAAAAAAATAATTTACAGAAGAATTCATATTCTGCCTTATATTGTTATTTTACTTTTTGGGGGAGGGGGTATTTATTATACATAAATCGTTTCTGAATGGTAGGGAACAGTGGTATAATAAATGATTATGGTCTTCTTCTATCTTTTTTCGTATCAGTTTGGATTTATGTATTACGGCATTATCCATAATAATCAAATGATTATTACATTTCTTTGAAATATTATCATTGTAAAACTCTAAAATATCTACGGTGTTTAGACCACCTATTCTTTGAGGATATCGTTTTACACCTTTGCACATTTACTACGAAGTGACAAGTTTTCTACACCATTGCACTTCGAATACTTATCAAAAGTGCAATGGTGTAGAATAATCATATTTCGTATTGAGTGTATTGTAAAAATTATTATACTCACTCATTTAATATGCGCAACCGATTGCAAATGCATGTTGCAGCGTTTAAAAAACGCATCTAGCTGACCCGGGTCGGTTCCGCTCACGCTGTCGGTCGGAATAAAGGTTTCGTTGCCACGCTTGTAGCATAAAATTGCGGGAATTCCATTCACCATTTTTTTACTCTTTAGAAACGCATACAGGTCAAACGACTCATCCACGTCAATGTCACAGCAGATCACCGTGTCGGGCGATGACACAAAAAAAGCATCAACAATGTGCTTGATTTTCTTACACGGATTGCACCACTCGGCACCCAGCTTCATCACAATCAGACCAGGGTTGTTGTTTTTTAAGAGAGCGAGAAACTCTTGACGAGACGAAAAAGTGGAAATAATCGTCTTGGACATATTTTTTGTTAGTTGTACTATCTAAATAAAATATATTCAATTCATTTACGAATTTATTTTACACCTTTTCTCATTTAACAAGTTATCGCAATGCCCACTACCCGAATGGGCGCCTCTTTGAGGTTGTGGGCATAAATGAGTCAAAAGTAATGTTGACATTGTGCATTGCGATAACTTGTTAAATGTGCAATGGTGTATAAATGGGAATGCGTATCCCCTCGCAATAAAATATATAAGCGATAATAAGCATCATTCACATGGCGACGAAAACCATCTTTGGAAAAGAATGGATGGAAAAGTGCGTGGAGAAAATTAAGGACAATCGATGGATTATGCGGGATATTCTCGCTATTTTTAGGGATGAATTAAACAGCCTTCTTTTGCCCTATGTGTGCGTTTTAGGTGTTTATATTGTATGGTTGTTGGTCCTGATGATTTGCAATACTTTTTTACTTTGGTCAATTCGAAGCAATTACGGACGTTTAGCTATTTCTAATTAGAAAAAATATTGTGTTAGACTAACAAATATGGCTAAATTACAAAGAATCCGTTCTCGCAAAGGTAACAGAAAGATGAGAGGAGTCAAAAGAAGTCGTATAACTCAGAAGCGCAATATGCGTGGTGGATACGACAGCGCGTGGAGCTACGTGTCGGGGCTGTACGGCGATTTAAACACCCAAGTTGATAATTCGCTCATGTTAAGGCCTGACCAGGACGTGGTGTCCCGTAACTCTACCCAGTCTGTCCCGATTGGTATGCCCAATGCCAACGTAAAGGGAGTTATTCAGATGAATGGCGGTAAGCGTCGCAGAAGCAGCAGCAGACGTAATAGAAGTGGTAAAAAACGCAGCGGCCGCAGCAGCAAGAAACGCCGCAGATGAGGCGAGATACGCAACCGTAGTAGAAGCAGAAGTCTCTGCCGTGTTGCGGTCCCATGTCTAAACGTTGCAAAATAATTGATACCAGTGAAAAATTGTAACTGGTAACGAGATGAAGTTTATGTTCGCCGTCGGACTACTTGGTCGTTCTACTCCCTGAGCGCGAACTTAATTCTTCATCGGTGTAAATAAAAATACACAAGCTAACAATAAACAATGTCTGATTTGCATATAATCAAATATTATTTTGATTTCACCTGGTTTCTTGAACCGTATAATACGATTTAACAATCGCTTACTAACGGTATAATCATTTGTGATATCGATGCAAATACATGATGGTACCAACCAGCGAAATAATTACTAAAGTATAAACTAGCTTTTGCTTCCACTGGTTGTCTTCTTGTTTTAGTACAGGTTTGGGTTTGTATTGGTCGTAGTAGGTAGAGTAAAATACGTGAATTGGTATTTTGGGCTGCTCGAGTATCTCGTTGATTTTGTTGTGGATAAAGTGCATCCAGCGCACGAATTCGTCGCGAGAGTCCAGGTAGGAGGACACGGGGTATTCGTCGATTAATTTGCTAAATTCCGACGAAATAGCCTCCACGGGAATAAACAGGGGGAGGTTGCAGATGAATTCGTAGTATTTTTTCTTGGTGACGTCATTGGGGTAGTGCGGGTAGTTGAGCGTGATGGTGTGCAAAAAAAACCAATAATGCGGTCCCCACACTTCGGGGTTTAAGCCGCTCGAAGATGAGGATGATACCTTTACTTTAGTTTTATTGGGGGATGCATGTTCCAACAATTTGGCCATTCTTTCTTTTGTTCTTTTTATATTTTTACAAAATAAACTCAACTTATTTGTTTGATGATCTAACAAATGAAATAAATGGTTATTTACACCCCACACATAAAATCAACATAAAAACAACGTGCTTAACAACATAGGCAATCGAATCAACCTTTTTTTGAAAAACACTAAATAATGGTAAAAATATGCGACTTGACTTATCCTGCACAAAACGAAGAAAAATATGCTGAATATTATGCAGCGTATCCGTACGAACTACATGATTTTCAAAAATGGACGGTTGAAGCAATTGTGTCGCGAAATCATGCCTTAATTTGTGCCCCCACGGGATCGGGCAAGACGTTCGGTGGCGACTTTGCCCTTTCTTTTTTTCACGGTCTTGCACCTTTTCTCATTTCAAATGCCCACAATCCGAACAATCACCTCTTTGAAAACGTAACATTGCCATGCCCCGCAGGAGTAAGGCGCCATTCGGGTCCCATTGAAAATGCGAAATGGTGTAAAGAATGCCCTAGTGGCCACGACCAATTAAATCGAAGAAGAAAGACGATATACACATGTCCCATTAAAGCGTTATCCAACGAAAAGTTCTATCAATTCAGCCGCAAATATCCGGACATTTCCTTTGGTTTAATTACCGGCGACATTCGATGCAATCCCGACGCGGACGTGCTCATCATGACGACCGAGATTCTTTTAAACAAGCTCGTGTCGTTGCAACAAAAGACAGACCAAGCAACCGCGCTAAAAAACGCAAATAATAACAAATCATTTGAGATGGACATTCCCGAGGAACTGGCGTGTGTAGTGTTTGATGAAATTCACATGATTGGCGACGAGGGCCGCGGCACCGTTTGGGAAAACACACTAATGATGCTGCCCGCGCATGTGCAAATTGTCGGTTTATCTGCGACTTTAGCCAACCCCGAGCGTTTTGCAGCGTGGATTGAAAATTTACATCCCAACAACAAACAGGTATATCTCGCCAAGAAGACGGTAAGAGCTGTACCTTTGACGCACTATGCGTTTATAACATCACCCGCTGGTATTTTTAAGAAGATTAAGGACAAGACGATACAGCAAGAAATTCGCGGCCAAATCGACAAGCCGGTTCTTTTGCAAGACGCCACCGGCACGTTTCAAGACGCAAATTATTCCATGGTCCGCAAGACCCTCGGTCATTTCGACAAGGCACGGAGCAACGCAAAACGCAGCCACGTATTGAATCAGGTGTGCAAGCACATGGTAGATCACCAAATGTTTCCCGCGCTGTGCTACGTATTTAGCCGCAAGAAGCTGGAGCAGTGTGCCCACGAGGTCGGGACGAATCTGCTCGAGTTTGACAGCAAGATTCCTTATACGGTGGACCGGGAATGCGAGCAGCTGCTACGAGAGCGGTTGCCTAACTTTGAAGAGTATTTGCATTTGCCCGAGTATGTGAATTTGGTGGCGCTGCTGCGAAAGGGAATTGCGATACATCATGCGGGGCTCATGCCGGTGCTCAAGGAAATGGTGGAACTACTGTTTGCCAGGGGATTCGTCAAACTCTTGTTTTGCACCGAAACGATGAGTGTGGGTATTAATTTGCCCGTGAAAACGACGATATTTACGGATGTGTTTAAGTTTTCCGATGCGGGTCGAAGGCAATTACATTCATTCGAGATGACGCAGGCAGCGGGTCGCGCTGGACGACTCGGGATTGATACGGTGGGAAATGTGATTCATCTGAATAATTTGTTTCCCAATATGGACGCAGCGAGTTACAAGAAGATGTTGCAGGGCACGCCGCAAAAACTAGAGAGCAAGTTTCGTTTGAGTTATTCAATGGTGTTGCAGCAGATATTGACGAAAGAAGAAGAAGGAGATGGAGATGGAACAAACAACCTGGATTTGAATGCGTATGCCAGCAAAAGCATGGCGGTTGCAGATTTTCAAAGCGAATTGGATGCGTGCCGAGTTTCACTATTAAATAAGCAGAAAGCAAAAGAAAACGCAATCGGGTTTGCCGATGCTTTGTCAGCAGACATAATAAATCGATATAATTATTGTTTTACCACGCTGCCCAAGTCTGTCAATAAACAGCGAAAGGAACTGACGAAAGAAATGGATGCATTGATAACAGAACATGGCGAAGCGGCGCTAAAAAATGGATGGAACGCGCTGAAACAACGTCTAACATCGGACGACGAAATAGAGGACCTATCGAACGAAATTAAATACATGGAAAACTACATGCGGTTGGAAATAGAAAAGGTATTGCGTTTGTTGAAAGACTGTCAATTTATTGGTACGGTTCCGAGCTTAGCGCCAAGCTTAGTAAAAGCAACCATAGCACAAAAAATCCATGAAGTGCCGTGTTTGCCTTGGGCTGAGCTTATTATGTACCCGAATACAGGGTCTAAACGCATCAGACTTTATATTGACTCAACCGCCAAATTTACCGAATTGAATGCGAAAGAACTAGTCACAATGTTGAGTTGTTTTACCTCGGTGCGTGTCTCCGACAATGAAGCTGGCAAACAAACGCACCTACCTGATGAAGCAATTATTGGCAGAAACGTAAGAGCTGTAATGGAGTGTATGCGGACGCTGTACACAGAGTTTGACGAACAAGAGGCAATTTGTTATGTTGATAGCGGGGAAGAATACACGATGCATTTTGATTTGATGGGAGTCATGGAAGAGTGGTGTGAGAGCGAGACGGTTGACCAAAGCAAGGCGGTGCTGCAAAAGGTGGAGCAGCAGGGAATCTTTCTGGGCGAATTTGTAAAAGCGTTGCTGAAAATAAACAGCGTCGCTGCGGAGCTGGAATCGGTGGCCGAGTACCTGGGCAATCTGGAATGGCTCGCCGCGTTGCGTGAAATCCCGAGACTGACGCTGAAATTTGTCGTGACGAACCAGTCGCTATATGTGTAATTTGATGAAAAAATAATCATTAACTTTATTTTGAATGTTGTAATAAATTTGTGGATTGTTTATTATCGCACGTACTTTCCCACCCTTACAAAACTATCCACAATAAAAATAATAAATACGCCTAAAAACGAATACAAGACTGTGTCTTCCATGACGCTGTCTGTTTTTTCCGACTGCTGCTCTTCCATGAGTCCAATTAAATAATTCAGTTTCGTCATGACCGGATCAGAATTATTCATGTTACCAGAATTCATCACAGATGGTAGCTGCGACACAGACGTGGTATTGGGATAATTTCCCATGAGTTTGCGGTAGTACTGCTTGGATTGTTGGTCCGTCATGAAATTCTGGTCTAAATCGTGTGTGTCGTTGGACTCGTAGGCATACGGAACATTCGTATTTGCGTTTTGATTCATATCGGTTTTATTCACATGCGCATTTGCATTGTCATCCATATATGGATTATGAGGTGCAACATGCTTCATTCGTTCTTGGCCGGCCGACATGGGCGGTTCCAATGGCTTAAAATCGGCAAGATTGCCGTTGTTAAAATCGCCTAGATTGTCATTGTCTGATGAATTAAGGCTCGCGTATCCTTCTTTTAGTAAATTGTTCGTTTGAGCAGATTCAACGGCGGATTGCACTTGGTTCAAGTCGTAAGCCGGCGGAGGTTTATTTCGCTGAGTTCGTTTATGCTGATTCGACAGTTTTTTTTTATTTATCAATGGTTGATTTTGATTATTTGTCGATGATGGAGACAATTCATAATTATTATCCACACTCGCCGCAGAAAAAGAAAACGACATTCTTATTTAAAATGAATATTATTTTCTTTGTGTTTTATGTCTATATTGAATAAATACAAAGAAAATAATATTCAATTTATACATAAAACACAAAGAAAGGTATCAACCACAGTTACACTACAACAACATGATAGTCGGTATAAGTGACAATAATTTCAAGGGTTTACACCTTTTCTCATTTCAAACGCCCATTTTGCTGAGCAAAAAAATAAGAAAAAATGCAAAATCAATAGTAGGAATTTCACCTACGATGGTCTAACTTTTTCCTCTTCTTTTTTATTATTGGAAGTGGGCGTTTGAAATGAGAAAAGGTTTAAAATAATCGGAATAAATTCTTGCTGTTTTTTTTGGTTTTTTTTGATTTGCTCCTTTTTCTCGATGCGTGCTTTTTGTTGTTACTTTTCTTGCTGTTTTTTTTCGCATTTATTCGTTTTGTTAGGTTATTCCTTTTTTTATTGGATTTATTTTTGTTCAAAATAAGTTTTTTATTTTTTGTCTTGACTGGACCTTGCATCGCTTGGTCGGGTCGGTATCGGTAAAACATTTCATTGTACTCTTTGCTGTCCGGGATTTTCGACAGTTTCTTCCACATTTCGCTCTTGTGCTCGCGAATTTCTTCCACCGATTCCTGGTGTCCGATGCAATTGATGCTAAACCGTTTCAGCAATCCCTTTTGCGACAACCGGTTATTTGCCTGCACGTCAAACAAATACTTGGACATGCACACAATGCGATTCACGTCGTAGTACTCCTTGTCTGCATACAAAAAGGCCAAATAATAACTCAACATGGTATCAATCGTGGCGATGCGAATCGAGTTTCCATATTTTTCTTCTAGCACGTTATAGCTATGGCACGCATTGGGCTGGTAAATAAACGCCACGGTATCTTTTCCTACGCGGATTTCGTAGTGACCCGAGACGATTTCGCCAATGTCTGCGAACTTGTGCACCGACACGTTTTTGCAGCCAATGTCTTCCAGTCTTTCTTTTACAATGTCGGCGGTTTTCAGCGCGTCTTCGCTCAGCACGTCAAAATCGGGGATTTTTTCGATTTGGGCTCGAATGTGATGCGGCATGTACTGGGAATATTTGGAAATGGCATAGCCGCCAAAAAACACCACGTCTTGATGAATGAATGTTTTCAGGACTTCGTCGTATATCTCTTCGTTCGAGACGCCGCCCCTGTTTTCTTTTTTTTTATTTTTATCCAGACTCATCGGGCGCTGGAAATCCACTTGCGAGCACTCCTTGGACGTCAGCGGATAGTGTTTGTTGATTAAAACCAGTCGCTTGTACACCTTTTCCCAGCGAGACACGTCGCCATCCGGGCGCGAAAGCTCCAAATACATTCCCATGCGAAGAAAATTGGGCGGCGAGTAAATAATCCCATTGATTTTCAGTGCGTCGCGCTTCAGAGTGTTGAAAATCACATGAGGCATCTGCGTAATGTCTGCGGTGGGAATGAAATTCACAAATAATTTATACGTGCCGCTGTGCATGCCCGATTTCGCATCCACTTCAATGTACCCAGCATTGGCGTAAATGTCTGCGAGTTCTTTCACGTCTTGTTGCGCGGTTGGTGAAAAAAAATCATAATCCGGAATGTCCACGTTGGTGTCGTAAAATTGGTCCTTTTTCGGCAGAATATTGTTTTGAGCCGTGCCACCGTATACAATGAGCTTTTTCCGACGGATAAAATCCTCGACAATCATCATTATTTTTTTGATTTCGGGCATGTTGGTGGCGGTTTGCTGCTTCTTTACTTCCGCCTTGGATATCGCATCGTGCAGAATTTCCAGCTCACATTCTTCAAACGACTGGTCTTTGGAGCATGTTTTGGGCCTTTTTCCCATTATTTTATTTTAACCCAATATTAATTGTAAATCAAAAACGACATAAAAGTAAAATATATACAATAGATTACATGTGATTCGGTTACCCCATTTCGCATTTATATCAGTTATCGCAATGCAATGGCAACGTTACTTTTGACTCATTTAACAAATCAATTGAGATAACTTGTTAAACCCTTGAAGAATTCACTACGTAGTAAATGGAACATTTTAATTTTGCAAGGGTCGAATATCAGTTACAATTTCACTGGTATAAATGCGAAATGGGATAATCAAATAATATATCATTTTTTACGTTTATGTATTACAAACACAAAATATATTTGCATAATAAATGAGCAATGTCGGCGCAAAAATGCCCCCAGCTTCTGTGTTTGTCAAGTTCTTTGTCAATCATTCGTCCAACCCGAACCTTGTTAATCAAACCAAAATATTCAATCATGCCGTAACAAGAAAACAAGTGAATCGCGCCAGAATAAAAAATGTTAAAAAATAGGTATAATAAAAAAATAATTCGTTACATAAAATGAGTGAATTGTTAGAAACCTCTGATAAAAACGGATTCGTGGGCCACGTATTTAATTTCAATGCCAATGCTAAAGAAGAAATGATGAACATCGTGCAGTACGCTGTGATTGCCATTATCCCCGTCGTACTTCTAAACAAAAGCATTCAGCGATTTATTCCTGATGTAGACGACGAAAAGAGCAGCCTGGAAATCGGCGCGGAAGTGCTAGTGCAAGTGATTATCATGTTTTTAGGCATTTTCTTCATCGACCGCCTCGTCACTTTTGTCCCCACATATAGCACAAAAAAATACGAATCGCTTTCTGTGATTAACATCACGCTGTCCATGCTGGTCATTACGCTTAGTCTGCAAACGCGTCTGGGTGAAAAGGTAAGCATCTTGGCCGACCGTGTGGGTGAGATGTGGTCTGGTGAAACAAAAAAAAAGAAGAAACAAAAAAACGGTAACCAAAGTGGAGGTCAGCCGCATCAGCAGCAGTCGGCTTCTCCTTCACAAATGGCGCCTCCCGGTTCCACGTCCATCGGTTCGCTGCCCGCAGTGAATTACGATGCCATGTACCAGCAACAGCCGACGCAGCTAGTGGATGCCGCGACCCCAGGCATGATTGAATCCATGGAACCAATGGCGGCCAATACCAGTGGATCATTTGGCTCACCTTTTTAGACAGTTGGCAATTAACACCAATTAAAAATAAATAAAATATTTCAAAATATAATTAAGACAAAATGATTGATATTCAGGAACTCGTACGTCGTATCATCAAGTATTTAATCGAGGGATTCATGGTGGCCATCGCAGCCTATGCCATCCCCGAGCGCTCGCTCAACATTGAGGAAATTCTGGCACTTACTTTAACCGCCACGGCCACCTTTGCCATCCTGGATACGTACATTCCCAGCATCGGTGCAAGTACTCGCCAGGGCGCCGGCCTCGGCATTGGTTTAGGACTTGTGGGGTTTTAATTTTTTTTTATTTAATTTTTGTTAGGTTTGTATGATGAACTAACAAAAAGTATGTTGGTTTAAAAAGGAAATTATATTTTCGTCGTGTGAAGTATTTCCTTGTATTTATCGCGCAACAACACGACATTTAGCTCTCTTGCCAGCGGGTTGAACGTATACATGGTTTCAAATAAGGCCGAGCATTTGTCGTAAAATGCCTTGCTAATTTTCTTTTTTTTGTAAAAGGAATTCGCCACGTATTGCAGCGTAAATCCGAGACCATACACATCAATGGCGTCTGCCGTCATTTTAATAAACGTCATGTTTACCTTTTTTCCAAACTGCATCTGTTTGAAATCCGTCGGTATTTCATGCGCAATAAGCTCGTCTAGTCCTTGAAAAAACAAATCAATGTTGTCGTTGGCATATTTTTTGAATTTGGAACTGTTGCCCTCTAAGCTGAGGGGAAGGGTAAAATCAAACACGTGCGAAACATTGTCTGGGTGGCTGACGGATAAGCCAATGTCAATCGGATTTATATTGTCAATGCCATCCACTATGAGTTTCCGAATCTGGCTTTTTAAATCCCGCTTTTGATTCGGCGACAAAATGGTATAAAGTCGAAACACGTTTGAATTTACAAACCCATTTTCAAAGGGGTACGACCAGTGAATTGTTCCGTTGTTGTTTTTGCTGTCGGCCGAGCTTTTAATGAATTCGGTGCGGCTCGTCATCATACCAAAGTCAATGTAGCGCATTTTCATGGTTGATTCGTTAAATAAAATGTTGTGCGGTTTTAAGTCGTAGTGAATCATGTCGTTGTCGCGAAAAAAAATAAGACCATCAAACAAATTGAGCACGCCCGTTTTCCAGAATATTTGGACTTTTGCTGGCGAAAACTTCAAAATACGTTGTTTGCAAAAATCCTTGAGGTTCAGCCCGCCATAGGGAAACGTAATCACACTGTACTTGTTTTCATCCCCAGATTCGTCGTACATGGGATTCGGGGCTTTAATCACACATTTTTTCAATTCTTTCACAATATTAGGATCGGAAAAATCTGGATGGCAAAGGGTGGGCACGCCGAGGTGAAACTGGTTGCTCGAATCTTTGCGGTGTATCAGTTCGAATTCTTTCATTTCTTTTTTCGCATCCTTGGTATACATGAACTTTGAAATGAGATTATTGGATTCTTCCTTTGTCATATTTTCAGACTGATTCGCACACGGAATAAACGGGCGATACACACATCCGTACGCACCTTGACCTATAATGGTTCTTTTGACTAATGCTTTTTTTGGCGCTTCTAATCCTGCAAAAGCATATTCCGATATATTAGCCATGTCTTTTTTTGGCACGCAATCGTACGGGGGTATTTTTTGACGATGCTTTCCTTTTACGCATCGCGTTTTGCGTGTTGTGTGCAAACTATTTTTTGGCACGCATTTTTGGGATTTAGGGGGGTATTGAACTTGTCCTGTTGGACAACGAAATCTCACCATTTTAAAGGTACTATGTATATCCAATATTTCTTTTATTTTTATTTAGAAAAACAATATAAAAGCAACATACAATACATACATAGTATCCTCCAACAAAATGTCGCCACTAAAAGTAATCATTGTTCAAAAGGATGCAACGCTATCATCATATCAAATCAAGGAATACACGGAGGACAAGTTGTTTAAGAAATGCGGATTCAAATCTCCTAATGGTTTCGAGTGCTTTGCTACCTGGTCTGCGCGTCTAGCTGGCGTCAAGCACGCGGTAAAGCTTTATGGGAAAAGTACCGGCAAAGCACTGTCTGAAAACAAGTACGATTTTCCTTCGCCAGCCGACCATACGATATTGTTTGGAAATGCCTTGTTGGTTGGATTTGTTCAAGACCCCGACACGAATGAAATGAACGTCATCAGCCTAACGGTGGAAGATTGGAAAAAGATGGAAGAGGCATTGCTGGGTGGAGTCGAGGATTTGTCCAAGACTGCCCAAGAAGATGAAATGGAGGTCGACGAGTTGGCCGAACTTTCGCCTTCACTAAAAACCAAGGATGGATATTTAAAGGACGGGTTTATAGTGAGTAGTAGCAGCGATAATGATAGTGAAAAGGCTGTACGACCCGTTAAGACCAAGGCGACGCAGAAGAACGCTATCAAATTGAAGGCAAATATGGGAGAAACCAAGTTGAAAAAAAAGAGCGGAAAAAACAAGGACAAAGCTGACGAGCCGACGAAAAAGGAATTCTTGCTGGACGAGGAAGAATACAATTATTGATTTTATTGTTTTTGTGCTTGTTGAATAAAAATGATTATAAATACAACCAAGTTATAAATAATCAATAAATCACCATGACTGAAGGCACGCATGGACTTGCGAATATCGGAAATACGTGTTTTATGAATACGTGTTTGCAAATCATGTCACATACACCTGAGCTTAACAATCATCTGATGAAGTTGAAAAAACTCGACACCTCTAATTCTCTAGTCAAACAGGCGAATCAGCAGTTGTTAATGGCATGGATAAATTTGCAGAAAATGCTATGGACGAATCACGCACAGGAAGCTCGCATTAACCAAAGGCACACAGTTAACCAAAGGCACACAGTTAACAAGGGACATGCAAACATTCACATTAATCCGCGCGACTTTCACCAAGCATTTCAGCAAAACATTAAAGTAAAAAAAATTAACAACGGATTAATCGGGTTCAACCCCAACGACGTGTCCGAGTTCCTTTCCCTGTTTGTCGATTCTCTGCACGGAGCTCTGAACCGCAAAGTCCGCATCACGATTAGCGGCACTGCGTCCAACGAGACAGACAAAATTGCAGTGAAATGCTACGAAACAATACAAAGTACGTATTCCAACGATTATTCGGAGATTTTGCCCATATTTTTCGGGGTTTACGTCTCGGAAATCGTATCGCAAGCGTCTGGAAAAATGCTGAGTTTTAAGCCCGACCCCTTCTTTGAAATCAACCTGTCTGTACCCCCCAGTGTTGGAGAAATATCGTTGCATGATTGTTTGCAGCAGCATTGTGCCGGAGAAACCATTGAAGGATACATGAACGAAAAAACAAAACAAACCGAAACCATCCAGCGTCACATTCGATTTTGGTCGTTTCCCACCATTCTCGTCTTTAGCTTAAAACGATTCGATGCGGGTCAAAAACAAATGGTCCAATTCCCATTTGAAATAAACATGAGCAAATATGCATACAATTACGAGCACTCCCACAGCCAAATAAAAGAAAAAAAATACGAGCTGTATGGTGTGTGTCACCACTATGGGGGTCTTAGAGGCGGGCATTACGTCGCGACCGTTAAGCATGCGATTAACAACGACTGGTACGTATTTGACGACGAAACTGTGACAAAATTAGACTCCAATCCCCAGATGATTGAAAACGTCATTGTTCGACCGACCGCATATTGTCTCTTTTACAGAAAATGCAAGCTAGTTATGTAATATAGCACAAATAAATAAGATAAAATACCCAGCCCAATAGAAAACAGCCACATAGGAACAACTGTTTTATTTTTGTATCCCACGCCGAATTCTTTAAGTGTGCCGTTGCTGTTGTATAAAAAACTCGGCTGAATGAATTGCGAAATCACCATGTACAATCCCATGAATAAAATAATCGAAAAAAGCACTGTATTGTTGTTTGCTGCTTTTTTGAACATTGTTGTTTGCCTTTAATCTTTATTATATTTTATACACGTTTCTTTTTCGATTATTTTTTATTGCTTTAAGTAAATTAAATATTATTCCAACATTTGTCATGATGGGAACTATTTTACAAATTGGTTTTTTTTCATTTCTTTTTATTTATGTGACACATAGCATGTTTATCTATTTGACCGAAACCTTAACTTCTACAAAAGTAAAAAACTATGAAGCGTCGCACACTTACCAATCAATTTTAGACACACTACAGCATCAGCCGCAGCCAAAGTATGTTCCACCAACCAATATTGGTACGTCAGCCGTCGAATTGCTACCCGAATTACCGTCTGATGTAACTCAAATATCAAACATACCTTTCAATGACCATGACGAAAATCAACAAGAAAAAAAAGAGGATGCGCCTAACAGCAGCGATAATACCATGAAAGATGAATTGAAGATTTTCATGAAACTACAAATGAATTAAATCAAAACGTGCAAGTTTCCTGGAAAACACAATGGTTTTCTAAAATCCCTTATTCTAAAAAATGGATTGACCGCCTAAGTCCCTTCCCCAGGTTATTTTACCTAATGTAAAATAAAATACAGTTGGAAA